TATTGGCTATAACGTACTGTATAATAAATTTTACGTGTAAATTTTCGTAAACAAATGATTAGTAGTATATTTAACAAGTAAATAATAGACTGCGGTAAGGAATTAATAGTAATTTTTATTATACGTAGTTGTTTAAAGTAAAATTATGGGTGCAGTTTATAAGTATGCAGAACCTAGAAAGCAGAAAGGAAGGTATATATACAATAGAGACAGACTACATAAAGTAGGTTGGCAACCAAAGCATAAAAAAAAATATAGAGTTCTTTTTAAAGAGTTTATAAATATGCTAAAAGCTATTTAATTTTATTTTATACAACTACCATTATAACAAGTAAACGTATTACAATTCTATGAAAACACTTAAATACACTAAGGTAATAAGAATAGACGAAGAAATGCTCCAGACGTTTAAAAATATGAAATTATTAAACGTAGACGTAGGTAAATTTATAAGAAACGCTATTAACGATAAGTTAGATAAAGGTTATAAACCTAAAGAAGTAGAAGATAATTTTTCTAACCAATTAAAAAAAGCTATTCTAAAAAATAAATTAAAATATATTTTTTTATTAACATTTTATTTATTATTTTTGATAAATAATTAAAAACAAGACAAAATGAAATTAATTGACAGATTGAAAAAAGAGTATAAAGACAAACTAGAATTGCATAATGCAAGTTATCCAATTTTAATTGGTCTTATATGCTTAGAGTTAGAAGAAATTACATTAGTATCTAGTATGAGATACGGAATTTGGAAAGATTTATATTTCTTTACAGGTGTACAATCTCCTTATGATTTATTTGATGAGATTAAGTAAAGAAGCGTGGGAAAAATTAAGACTTCAAATTGAGTACCACACAGAACAAGATCACAACTTAACTGATATCAATATTAATTACCAGTTAAGAGTGCCAGAAATAGGAACAAGAAATTATTTAAAACTAGCAATAAAAATAGACGAATGACACACACAGAAGACATTATGAGATTAAGACAATCCTCGCAAGATGATTTAGTAGATTATTTAAATGCAAGAATTATGGCATTAGAAAACAGAGTTGAATTTTTAGAAGGACAAGTAACAGTATTAAAATTAAGATAATGAAAACAGACAAATTAAAAGAACTCTATTTAAAGTATGAATTAACTCCAGATGATGTTTACAAGCATCAGCACTACACAATTTTAACTAGACAAGGTATTGATAAGATACAAGCTAAAGAACAAATTTATGTAGATTATGAAGTTATCAAATGTGAACCTAACTTTGCAGTATTTAAAGCAAATGCACAAAAGGAAGGTAAAATGATACAGACTTTTGGAAGCGCATTAAAAGGAGATACAATTAAAGATGGAAACACAAACAGTTGGTATGTGGCTGAAATGGCAGAAAAAAGAGCAATGTCAAGAGCGGTATTAAAACTAACTGGCTTCTATGAATTGGGAGTTTTTGGAGAAGATGAATCAGAATCATTTAAAAGAAAATAAATATAATTATTAACCTAAATTAAATAGAATTATTATGAGTGCAATTATCAATTACAGTTTAAGAGTAGACAAATTACCTAAGGAAAAATTTGTAGCAGGAAAAGATGGTGCAGTATACATCAACTTAACAATGTCAATTAATGACGAAACAAGATACGGAAACAATACAGCAGTATTTGTTAGTCAAACTAAAGAAGAAAACCAAGATAAAAAACCTAAATCATATTTGGGAAATGGTAAAGTAGTTTGGAATAATGGAAGTATTGTAAATGCAGAAAAAGAAGTAAAACAAGAAGTATCTGAAGAAGTAGCGTCTGATTTTCCTTATTAAATTAAATAGGGGTGGTTTAATAGCCACCCTTTTTTTTTATATATTTGGACAAATTTATAAACAATGACAGAAGAACAGACAATTACGCAAATGGAAATGGAACTTGTTGCAGAAGAATGCAGGATAACAACAGATGAGATTGTTGCATATCCTCCAACTGCTTTAAGTTTAGGAGAAAAAATAATATCAACAAAAGATGGAGATATAAAGATACCAATACCAATTGGAACCTATGGAAACTTCTCTTTTGTACAGGCGCCACCAAAAACAAAGAAGACATTTTTTATATCACTTTTAGCAAGTGTTTATTTAAGCGGAAAGAATAATTTTGGAGGAAATATAAAAGGAAATAGAAATGGAAGGTGTTTAATTCATTTTGATACAGAGCAAGGTCATTGGCATAGTCAAAGGGTATTTAAAAGAGTTGAAGATATGACTGGATTAAAAGACTTTGGATGTTATCAGACTTATGCTTTAAGAACTATAAATTATAAAACAAGGCTAAAATTCATTGAATGGACTTTAGAACAAAATAAAGGTAACAACGGATTGGTTATAATAGACGGAATTGCAGACCTTGTAAGCGATGTAAATAATCTTGAAGAATCTAACCTTTGTACGCAAAAATTAATGGAATGGAGTGCAAGATATGATTGCCATATTATAACTGTAATACATAGTAATTATGGAAGTGATAAAGCAACTGGTCATTTAGGAAGTTTCCTATACAAGAAATGTGAAACAGCAATTGCATTAGAGCCTAATACAGTTCATAAAGACAATATAACAGTAAACTGCAAATTGAGTAGAGGTTACTCGTTTGAAAGTTTTGATTTTAGTGTAAATAAATACGGATTACCTTTTGTGGTTGGTAACATTTACGACCCTTTAAAAGATTATATAGCACAAAAACCTAAACACGTAGAAATACCATTTTAAATATATGTCAAAATTAGTTGAATTAGCATACAAGAAACACAAGACTTGGATAAATATTGTAAAGTCTTTTGGTTGTCCTGCAAATATACAAGAAGATATAGTACAGGAAATGTATATTTATCTTATTAGATATGAAAGGGAAGGTAAAAACTTATGGTATGGCGACCAAGTGAACTACTATTATGTTTTTAAACAATTAAGAGGAATCTATGTACAGTATCTTCGTGCTAGTTCTAAAATTAAAAAAGTATCTTTAGATGAAATTGATAAACAGTTTGAAGAAATAGACCCTTTAGAATATGAAGCTCAATACGAGAAGTTTCTAAACAGCTATTTGAACGCAGTAGATGACGTTTTCTGGTACGACAAGAAAGTATTTGAACTGGTTGCTAAAGGAAAGAGTATTGCAGAATTAAGCAGAGATACAAAGATTGGATATTATAGCCTTTACAATACTTATAATACAGTTAAAAATAAACTAAAAGATGAATTGTTATGAAACTAGGAAATTTAATTGAATTAATTACAACCTATACTGGAATCAAGTGGCTGGTTAAAAAGATATGGGGAGAAAATTGTGGATGTGAGGATAGAAAGAATAAACTTAATGACGTTGAGTTATGGTAGAAGAAGATAAAAATATATGGGTTGATTTTAAAGCAAACGTTACAAATAAACTAACTCCAGAATATAGAAAGATATTATGTACATTACACGCTAAATATTACAACCATAAATATCACGAACCTTGTAGTTGCAATGGTAAGATTTACTTAATGTGGATTGCTGATATTGATAGAAAATATTAATCTAAATAAATAAATTTGAACAAACAACATCAACTAGAAAAATCAGTAGTAAGCATTTTAAATTTAGATGGATGGCAATTAAATTGGACAGGAGAAGGAAGTGAAAGCTGGGATGCAGAGGGTTTAACTCCAAAAGGAAAAGAATGCGTTATAGAGATGAAGTTTAGAAATAAACATTATTCTACTAAGATGATTGAAAAGTTTAAATACGATAAGCTAATAGCTACTGGTAAGGTTGCTTTTTACTTTGTTAATGACCCTAAAGCAAATTATATGTTCTGGTTAAATGATATTAAGATGCCAGAACCTGTAAACAAATATTGTCCTATGACAACTATGTGGAACAACAGTAAAGTGTTAAAGCCTTGTTATCTATTAGAGGAAAGCCAAGCAGCAATGATTAATAATAATGATACAATTTATACGATGAAAAAAGAAATTATACAAAAGTTAAATCAGTTATCTGACAGGATAAATATTCAAGAAAGAGATGAGGTTTTAAAAGATATTGTTAAACTGAAGTTAAGTGATGACTACGAAGACTTTAAAAAAATAAAAAACAAATGGAATATATAGGATACGAAATTAATATAACGCTGTTTAAAGGTATTATTTTTGGCGTTATGGAGGAGACTTTTATAGAAAAAGAAGTGATTGAGAAGGATTTTGTAATATATCTTGGTATGATAAACATTTGCTATACAAGGATTTACAATTTAATTTAAAAATAATTAACATTTTATTGTTAATAATTAAAATAAGTTTTGTATATTTGATAAATAATTAGAAACAAAACAAGGTAAATTATGAAAACAATAAAAAGAATTATCAGACAGTACAAAGAGAGTAAAAATATAGTGCCATTTAAAACAGTTATTTTAGATACTGGTATTATTTGTCAGCATTATAGAAATGGTAAAATAGAAGTTATATAATGAAGGCTACGCAATTACATTATGACAGTGGTAGAGATTATGATATTATAGATTTTATAAGAGATTATAATTTAAACTTTTGCAGAGGAAATATAATTAAATATGTAGCACGTGCAGGAAAGAAGCAAGATGAGTTACTTGATTTAATTAAAGCACAAGATTATTTAAACAGAGAAATTGAGTTATTAAGAAACAAAAACAAAATAGACAGATGACACAATTAGATTACGACTTAGACGAATATTATAATGAGAAAGATTATGAATGTACAGAATGCGGAACACCAATAGAAAGCAAAGGTGTATGTAGTAGAGATTGTTTTAAAGCATCAATGTTGTGATTTTACTTGTAGATGCAGATAGTTTAATATTTGCTAGTTGTTATCGTAAAAGATTAACTCCAGATGATAGTCCTTATTATAAGAAACTATCTGATGCGACTGATAAGTTTGATGAGCAACTTATGTGTATTGTAAATGACCTTGAAGAAAATTATGATATATACAAGATACTTATTTTTAGTGGTTCACTAGGTAACTTTAGAAAGCTAATAACAAGCAAGTATAAGGCTAATAGAACAAACCAAGAGAAACCGCCTTTATTAAATGAAGTACACGCATACGTTAAAGAGAAACATAATTCTGTTTACGGTTACGGAATAGAAACTGATGATATGGTTGCTAGGTATTGGTATAATTTATCTAAAGAGTTTGGCAGGAATGAAGTTATGATAGTTTCAATAGATAAAGACTACAAACAGTTTCCTTGCTTGATGTATAATTATCATTACAAGCATAAAGTGGTGTATGATATTACAGAAGAAGAAGCTGTGTATAATTTTTATGAGCAAATGATTATAGGAGATACAGCTGATAATGTAAATTATTTTAAAGGCAAGGGAAAGAAGTACGCAGAAAAGTACTTAGCTGATTGCAATACTAAATATCAATACACTAAAAGAATGTACGAATTATTTAAACAACAATATAAAGGAAAAGCAAAACAAAGATATATAGAATGCTATAACCTTTTAAAATTAAGAACAAACTAAGATGTTAGAAGAATTAATAAACTACACAAACACACTATTTAATATAGATATTTCAACAGATTCAAGAAAAAGAAATTTTGTTGATGCAAGAGCCTTTTATTATGAGTTAGCAAGAAAAATAACTATATGTAGCTTATATGAAATAGGAAAGCCTTTAGGAAAGAATCACGCAACTGTATTGCATAGTTTAAATAACGTTACTTGTTTTTTAGATAGAGAAAAAGTAAATAGAGCATTTAAACAATTTGAACCTATTATAGAACAAAGCTCTAAGAGTTATTCTTACTTGTTTTATAAAAACAAAGAACTTGAATTAAGGTTAGATAAAATGACTACAATGATGAATGATTTAGGAATAAAATTAAACGAAGATGAATAAGCAATTAGATTATTTAAAAGTTGTATTGATTGGTCAAATGCTAATTGAAGCAATAGAGGATTTAAAAGGAACTACAAAGTACAGGCAAGATATAAAACTAACTGGCAATAGACTTATTAAAATGTTAGAGGGTTATGTTAATGAAGACTTTGACACAGTACATAATAACAATGAAGAAATGACAATGAATGTTATGAGAAAAATGAATAGTCTTATTGATAAGATATCTTCTTCAAATATAGATAAACTTGTAATGATTGATGCTGTTATAGATAAATATACAGAAAATGAAGATTGGTTTATGTCATATGCATCTGCTGACTTTTTAAAATTAAAAATATAAATTATGATCCAAAAGACAGATACACCAATGGACAAACTAATAATCGAACTAGTTGACTTAGCAATTAGCAAAGGTGCAACTAATCAAGAAATTTATAAACAATTTGACAGAACTGATGTCTCCAGAAAATCTAATCACAATTTGGTTTCAAAATACCATAAATTGTATTCAGAAAATAAAATCAAAAAAGATGTACTTGAAGCAAATGAAATAAGCAAATCTGTTTTTGAATTCTTAGGAGTTTCAGAACACTTAAAGATAAATTCAGACATTACATAAAAGTAAGGTTATGATACCTTACCTTTTTAGGAAAGATTTTACACAAATTACAAAGACAGCAAACCACTTATTGATTTAGGTGGTTTTTTTTATGTCTAAAAATTGAAAATGCAAAAAGAATTACAATTGACTATATATCATTATACAAACTTAAAATATATAGTAATGAATCAAATTATACCAATTAGACTTTCAACTGAACAAAAAGAAAATTTAACCAATTACGCTAACAGAAACCATTTAAAATTATCCACTTGGATAAGACAAACAATCTTAAAAACTGTAGAAAATGAATAAGAAACTTGTAAAATCAATTAAGAAGTTTCTAGCGATGTTAAAACTACGTTTTTAAATATGCAACTAATAAACATTGAAGAGGTTAAGAGCAATGAAAACAATCCTCGATTTATAAAAGACCATAAATTTAAGAAACTTGTAAAATCAATTAAAGAGTTTCCAGAGATGTTAAAACTACGACCTATTGTAGTTAATGCAAGTATGGTAGTTCTTGGCGGAAATATGCGTTTAAAGGCTTGTAAGGAAGCAGGACTTAAAGAAGTATGGATATTGAAAGCTGATGAATTAACAGATCAACAAGAGAGAGAATTTATTGTAAAAGACAATGTAGGATTTGGAGAGTGGGATTGGGATATATTAGCTAATGAATGGAATAGTGTACAGTTAGAGGATTGGGGAATGGAGGTTATACCATTTGAAGATTCTGTTGAAGAAATACTAGAAAAAGAAGAACAAAAAACAAAAGAGCAATTAACTTGTGATGTTTGCGGTAAAAAAACTGTTTAACAAATATAGTGTTTTGCTTAACAAAACTTAACCAATGAAAGTATCTGATAACGAATTTTGGGAAATACTAAGAGAAAATGCTGGTATATATGCTAGAACTGCAAGAGCAATAGAAAAGCAGTTTAGTATATCTTATACAAGACAAGCTGTTAAGGATAGAGCAGAGAAAGATTTTGAAAGACTATATGACATAAGGGAACAAAACTTTGATGTAGCTGAGGAAGGTTTAATGTCATTAATGAGAAGTAAAGCAGAAAGAATAAAATTAGATAGTATTAAGTTTTATTTAGAAAGAAAAGGTAAAGATAGAGGTTACAGTTCAAGACAAGAAATAACTGGAGCAGAGGGTATGCCTAATAACTTTCAAATAGAAATAATAAAGCGTGAAGATAAAGACTAATGTAGTTTTTGAACATTTATTAGAATCAAGGAATAAAATAACAATAGAGCAAGGTGGAACTAGGTCTGGAAAGACTTATAACATTTTGCTTTATATTATTTTTAAGTACTGTTTAGAGAACACGAACAAAACTATTACAGTTTGCAGAAAGACTTTTCCTGCTGTACGTTCTTCTGTTATGCGAGATTTTTTAGATATACTAAAAGCACATAAATTTTATTCAGAGGAAGCACATAACAAATCTAACCACGAATACAAACTTAACGGAAACCTTGTAGAGTTTATATCTTTGGACCAACCACAAAAAGTTAGAGGTCGTAAAAGGAATTTACTATTTATAAACGAAGCAAACGAATTAGACTATGAAGATTGGCAACAGTTAATTTTCAGAACTGAAGATAAGATAATACTAGACTTTAATCCTTCAGATGAGTACCATTGGATTTATGATAAAGTAATACCAAGAAATGATGCAGACTTTTTTATTACTACTTACCTTGATAATTCTTTTTTAAATAAAACTATAAAAGAAGAGATTGAAAGATTAAAAGAAACAGATGAATCTTACTGGCAAATTTATGGTTTAGGATTAAAAGGAATATCTAAATCAACTATCTTTAATTATACAGAAGTAAACCATATACCACACGATGCGGAGTTTGTAAGTTATGGTGCAGATGCAGGGTATTCTAATGATCCAACTACATTAGTTTCTGTTTATAAGAAAGAACACAACCTTTATATCAAAGAACATATTTACCAAACACAAATGACTACTTTTGATATTGCTAAGAAGTGGAAAGAGATTGGTATTGAAAGAGAAACAATTTACTTTGATAGTGCAGAGCCAAGATTGATTGAGGAACTTAAAAGAATGGGTTTTAATGTACGACCAAGTTTAAAAGGTGCTGATAGTATTAATGCAGGAATTGACTTATTAAAACGCTTTAAAATACATATAGAGAAAGATAGTAATAATTGCATACAAGAATTTAGAAACTATAAATGGCAAGAAGATAGAAGTGGTAAAATGATAAACAAGCCAATTGATAAAAACAACCATACAATAGATGCTGTTAGATATGCAACGTATTCAGTTTTAAGCAAACCAAACTTTGGTAGATATGCTATCCAATAAAAAATAATAAAAACAACTATATACTTATATGAAAGTAGAATTAATTATACCTAATAGTTTAAATGAAATTACACTTGGTCAATATCAAGAATACATAAAACTTGATAAACTAACGGAAACAGAATTGGCTTATAAAATGATTGAAATTTTCTGTGGGTTAAAAGCGGATCATATCAGATTATTAAAAGCTAAAGATGTACAGGATATTGTTGCAATAATTTCTGTAATGTTTGAAGATAAACCTAGTTTGGTACATACATTTAAAATGAATGGTATTGAGTATGGATTTATAAATAACCTTGATGAGATGAGTTTTGGGGAATATATTGACTTAGACACTTTTATAGGAGATTGGGATAATATTGAAAAAGCTATGGCTGTTTTATATAGACCAATTGAATTAAGGAAAGGTAGCAGATACCATATAAAAGAATACGGAGGTGGAGATGCGGACCATTTAAAAGATATGCCTTTAGACGCTGTAATGAGTTCTATACTTTTTTTTTACAATTTAGGGAACGAACTATGTCAAGTTATGATGAACTCTTTAACGGAGGAGGAAGACAAGAACTTACAAGAGTATCTCAATTCGGAGGGAAGTGGGGTTGGTACTCAAGCGTTTATGCTCTCGCTCAATCAGATATTAGACGATTTGAAGATATCACTAAATTAAAAATGCACGAATGTTTATTATTTCTAACTTTTGAAAAAGAGAAAAACGAAATAGAAGCATCACAAATTAAGAATAAGTTTAAATAAATTCAATGCAAGGAATTAGAGGATTTTACCAATTAACGGAAACTATTAAAAACCAACTTCTAGAGGATGTAAATTGTAATACAGTTACAACTGGAGATATTACAGAGGTTGATACATCTAAGCAAACAATATTCCCTTTATCACATATAATTGTAAACAACGTTACAACTGAGGAACAATATTTATCTTTTAATATTACAGTACTTGCAATGGATATTGTGGATGAAAGCAAACAACCAACATCAGATATATTTAGAGGTAACAATAACGAGCAAGATGTTTTAAATACACAGTTAGCTGTTTTAAATAGATTAACTATGATTTTAAGAAAGGGAGATTTATATAGAGATTTATACCAATTAGACGGAGTACCTAGTTGTGAGCCTTTTTACGAAAGGTTTGAAAATAGATTAGCAGGTTGGGCCTGTACTTTTAATATCTTTGTAAAGAACGATATTGATATATGCAATTAGAAAAAACAAGAGATGCTTTAAATAAGTTTGCTAAATACGTTGTTCAACAATCTAAGAGTAATCTTACTAAAAGCGATAAGAACGTTTCTAAGGAACTCTACAATAGTATTGGGTATAAGTTAAACGTTTCTAAAAATAGTTTTGGATTAGACCTTGTAATGCAAGATTATGGAGTGTTTCAAGATAAAGGAGTAAAGGGTAAAACAAGTTCAGCTAAAGCACCTAACAGTCCTTTTAAGTTTGGAAGCGGAACAGGAAAAAAAGGTGGCTTAACAAATGGGATTGATAAATGGGTTAGGAGAAGAGGTTTTCAGTTTAGGGATAATAAAGGTAAATTTTTAAGTTATCAATCAACTGCTTTTTTAATTACAAGAAGTATATATAATAAAGGAATCAAGCCAAGTATGTTTTTTACTAAACCATTTGAGAAAGCATTTGCAGGATTAAATGAAGACCTTATACAAGCGTTTGCATTAGATGTAACTAAATTTATGGAAACAACAATAAAAGACAATTTTAAAAAGTAACAAATGGCAATAAATACAAGAAGTCCTTATTATGTTAATACATCAATAACAGATACTTCATATACAACTTTAGATGTTTATATATGGGAAGGTTCAGTTACTGCAACTACGACACCAAAATATAGTTTAAAAAAATATGCAATAATTGGCAGTAATTGGGTTGGATATGAGATTGCTGAATTAATAAGAGATTATATAGATGTTATATTTGATGGAGATTATAATGGGCAATCAGTTTGGTACAAAGCAATTATAAAGGTTTATAATTCTTCTGATGTGTTATTAAATACTATTGATTATACTACACAATCTGCATTTGATAGCTATTCTTATTTTGAAGAAAATGAATCATTTAATTTGGATTACAAATCTTTATTAATGAGTAATAGAGAAATGTTTGTTTTAGCTGATAATGTTTTCAGAATACCAGTAAATACAATTAATAGTCCAACTGTTTTATTTTTAAAAAACGGAGAAGTAGTATCAACTCAAATATTAAGTTCTTCTACTGAGAGTTCTAATCAAATAAAATATATTTCCGTTGATGGTGGTGCAGGTAATTACGATTCTTTTAAAAGCCGAGTTTTAGAAGATAACGGAACTTTTGAAAATACTAAATGTCTTAAAGACTTTTTAAATGAGTTTGAAATTGGAGAAGTTGATACAGTAAGAATATCAGATATAAATGGTTTACAAACAATAAAAATAAAAACATTAGATGAATGTAAATACGAGCCAAAGAAAGTAACATTTATAAATAAATTTGGTGTATTACAAGATATGTTTTTCTTTAAAAAATCAGTTGAAAAAATGACTGTTAAAAAGGAATCATACAAGGCTAACATAAGGAATCAATATGATTCTTATAGTATAAGTAGCCACGTTAATAGAGAGTTTAATGTAATTGGAAATGAAAGTATTTCTTTAAGTAGTGGGTATCTAAGCGAAGAATATAATGAAGTATTTAAACAACTTTTATTATCTGAGAAAGTATGGATAACAAATGTAACAGATACAGCTGTACAAGTGCTTCCGTTAAACGTTATTACATCAAGTATAACTTATAAGACTTCTTTAAATGATAGACTTGTAGAATACACAATAGAGTTTAATAATTCATACGACACTATAAATAACATTAGATAAATGCAAACTATTCAACTATACATAGAAGGGCAAAGAGTAGATATTTTTAATGATGAGAGCGTAGTTGTTACCGACAGTATTAAAAACGTTATGGATATTGACAAAATATTCACAGAATTTTCTAGAACGTTTAGCGTACCAGCATCAAGTGTAAACAACAAGATATTTAAACACTATTACAACAACGATATACAAGGTGGATTTGATGCAAGGGTAAGAGTAAAAGCAAATTTAGAATTAAACTTTTTACCTTATAAAGATGGCTATATTAAATTAGAAGGAGTAGATTTAAAAGATAATAAAGCGCATACATATAAGATTACTTTTTTTGGAAATACTATTTCATTGAAGCAAACCATAGGCGATGACTTATTGTCAAGCTTAAACTGGTTAAGTAACTTTGATTTTGAAGAAGATGTGCAAAATCCGTTTCCTTTATATTTTAAACCTACTGATATTGAAAGATACTTAACAACAGTACAAGAAAAAACAGTAGACGGCGTAACGTATACTTCTCCTGTACAAGTGCCTTTATTAACCCATACGCAAAGATTGTTTTTTGACAGTAGTGCAGAGGTTGCCGACAGTGGTAATGTATCTTGGTCAGGTGCAGGTGGTATTCGTGGAGTTAAATGGAATGAATTAAAATACGCTTTGAAAGTTTTAATAATTATAAAGGCAATAGAAAAAAAGTATACTATACTATTTAGCACTGATTTTTTTAACAATACAAATGTTGCTATTAAAGATTTGTTTATGTGGATGCACCGAACTAAAGGTGTAGTTACTAATGGCGAACAATTAACCTCATTTAATTATGGAGTTACAGGTTTTACAGGAACAGATACGAACATCAGCGAAATAAGCAATACGGAATTAACGTTATTTCAAAGGCAACAAGTAAATGTTTTAGAATTAAGTGTAATACCCGCAGCAGGATTTACAACTATACCCTACTCTTTTATAGTTTTTAAAGGTGGTGTACCTGTTTATAATAGTGGGCGTGTTACAGGCTCACAGAATAATGTGGCTATTCCTATATTTTATGGCGAAGCGTATACTGTTCAAATTATAATAACCGATACAATTAACTTTAGTAACGTCGATTTCTTTGTTTCTGGGTTTGATTCCGATACACAATCGACTGTTACTGCTAATTATCCAACTGGAACATTCTCTGTTTCGGCTCAGTTTGAGTTTAATATGCTTCAACAAATACCTAATATGAAAGTTTTAGACTTTTTAACGTCTATTTTTAAAATGTTTAACCTTGTTGCATACGTAGAAGATGGTATAATAGTAGTAAAAACATTAGATTCTTATTATAGTGGCGGTGTTTCTTACGATATAACCAAGCATATTGACACAGAAAAGAGCCAATCAAATGTGGCGTTGCCATTTAGAGAGATTGTATACACTTATGAAGGGTTAGAGACTTACTTTGCATCGGTTCATAATCAATTATTTAATCAACAATGGGGTAAAATAGAGTATAAAACAGATTCAAACATTAAATTCTCTGGCGACATTTTTAATTATACGATTCCTTTTGAGCATATGAAGTTTGAGAAGCTAATAGATGCGGGCAATTCAGCACCAAAAGATATACAATGGGGGTTTTGTGTAGATGATAATCAAGAGCCTTATATAGGCAAACCAATACTATTTAATTTAGCGAGAAAAACAGCGTCAATGTCATTTGTTAATGGTGTTGACTCTTCTAATGTTGCAACCTCTAGCAAAGAAATAAGCAATTATTTTGCCCCTTGCAATAGTAATATGAATGTTGTTTCGTTTGCTAGTCAGCCATCTTTAAACTTTGACCAAGAGCCAGACGAATGGGAAGGTCGGGATAATACAAACACTTTATTTAAAGACTATCACAGCCAATCTATTACAAGTGTATTTAACGAATCAAACAGAATCACAAAGGCAACAGCATACTTACCTTTAAGCATTTTGTTAAATTACAACCTTGCTGATAAATTTATAATTTTTGGTAAGTCTTATAAAATAAATTCAATAACCACAAATTTAGAAAATGGCAAATCTGAACTAGAACTACTTAACGATTTATAAAATGATAAAAAATATACTATTCTTATTGCAACAAGCAAAAGGAGAAACAGAAAATATTAGAATTGCACAAGGTGGGTTAAAACTACCAACAACAATAAAGGAAGGATTCAAAGCACTTAAACAAGAAATAAAATGGCAGAAAAAATAATAATTGATTTAGATGTAAGTACTTCAAAAGGAAAGCAACAAGTCGATGAACTTAATAAAAGCATAAATAAAACTAATAAAGAAGTTACTGATGTAAGTGAAAGTTCAAAGCAATTAACATCTTCTTTGGATAGCGTTAGTGGTGGTGCTGTATCTGCTTTTAAAAATCTTAAAACTGGTTTATCTACTGCTGTTGGTGGATTTAATAGTTTAAAAGTTGCTATTATAGGTACAGGAATAGGTGCTTTAATTATAGCAATCTTAGCAGTAAAAGAAGCATTTACAAGTTCTGAGGAGGGGCAAAACAAGTTTGCCAAAATAATGGGTGTTATAGGCAGTATAACAGGTAACCTATCTGATTTACTTTCTGATTTAGGAATGGCAATTATTGAAGTTTTTGAAAACCCTAAAAAGGCAATTACTGATTTTGCTAATCTTATAAAAGATAATATTGTAAATAGGTTTAATGGATTACTAGAATTAATACCAGAGTTAGGAAGAGCAATTAATTTATTATTTCAAGGCGAATTTACAAAGGCTGGAGAGGTTGCTGCGAATGCATCTGCAAAAGTTGCTTTAGGGGTTGATAATATTGTACAAAAAACTAAAGAAGCAACTCAATCTACTAAAGATTTTATTGCTGAATTACAAAGAGAGGCAAGAATTGCATCACAAATTGCTGACAGTAGAGCAAAAGCGGACAAATTAGACAGGGGTTTAATTGTTGAACGTTCAGTAGCTGACAGGGATAGAGCGGAGTTATTAGAAAAGGCACAACAAAGAGGTGTTTTTAGCATAAAAGAACGAACAAAATTTTTACAAGAAGCATCAAAAATTGATGAAGACATTACAAATAAAGAAATAAAATCTGCAAAATTAAGATTTAATGCTATTGTAGAAGAAAATAAATTATCAAAATCTAATAAAGAAGCATTAGACGCAGAGGCAAATGCTAAGGCAAAAATAATTGACTTAGAAACTGCAAGATTAAGAAAACAAAAACTTGTAACAAGTCAAATAACAGGTTTAATTGAACAAGAAGCATCTGCAAATAAAACAGCAAGTGATGCAAGAAAAAAGGTAATAGAAGATGAGCAAAAATTAAAAGAAGAAACAGAAAAAAAACAAATAGCAGACGATAATTTAAAAGCAAAAGAAAGACTTGATGCCTTAGAGGAAATTAGAAAAGCCGAAATTGATACAGAAGCTGAAAGACGAGCAGAGCAATTATTGCAGGTACAGTTGCAATACGATTTATTAATTCAAAAAGCTATACTATACAACCAAAGTACGAACGAATTAACAGAGGCGCAAAGAGTAAAGAAATTAGAATTACAAGTCGGATTTGATGAGCAAGACAAGAAAAGAGCAGACGATTTAATAAAAAATCAAATTGAAATTGCAGAGGTAGAAAGGAAACTGGCACACCAAAAAATAAAGGATAAGTCGATGGTAGTTGATGCTATTGCGCAATTTGCAGACGCAGAAAGCGGAATAGGTAAAGCCTTGTTAATATTAAAACAAGCCTTGGCATTAAAAGAAACTATAATGGATATTAAACGTATTACATTTAAAGGAATTGAGGCAGTAGGTTCTGCGGGTGTGGCGACTGCTGAAAACGTTGCTCAATCTTCGAAGATTGGTTTTCCTCAAAACCTTATAACAATTGCAGGTGCTATTGCTCAAGGTGTAGGGATTATAAGCTCTGTTAAATCTGCGGTTTCTAAAACTAAAGCAGGTGCAATAAGTTCGGGAATAGGAGTTCCAAATATATCTACTCCAAACATTCCAAGTTTGCCACCAGCCTTTAATGTAGTTGGCGCAAGTAGTACAAATCAGTTAGCAGATGCTATTGGTGGTCAATCGAAAGAGCCTGTTAAGGCTTATGTAGTTTCAAATGATGTAACTTCTGCACAATCTATGGATAGAAATATTGTAAACGGGGCATCTATTTAAAATGCAAAAAAAATAATTAAATACTATATAATACTATGAACATTATTGAATTAATTTTAGACGACCAAAACGAAACAGTAGGTATTGAAGCTATTTCAGTTGTTGAAAGTCCTGCTATTGAAGAGGATTTTATTGCTTTAAATAGTGCATTTGTAGAATTAAAAGAATTAAATAAAGAGAAGCAAATCTTATTAGGTGCTTTACTAATACCAAACAAGCCTATTTATAGAAAGAGCGGAGAAGAGGAGTATTATATTTATTTCTCAAAAGAAACAGTTGTTAAAGCTTCACAGATGTATTTAATAAAGGGAAATCAAAACAATTCTACATTAGAACACGAACACGAATTAAGTGGTTTAAGTTTAGTTGAAAGTTGGATTGTTGAAGACGAGGTACACGATAAGTCAAGAAAGTATGGAATGAATGTTCCAGTTGGTACTTGGATGGGTGCAGTAAAGGTAAATAATTCTGAAGTTTGGAATGATTACGTAAAGACTGGTAAAGTAAAAGGCTTTAGTATTGAAGGGTATTTTATTGACAAAGCAGAAAAAATTAAAGAGCCAATAAAAGAAGACGTTGAAGCAGATTTATTATTGTCTAAAATTAAAGATATTTTAAGAAATGAATAAAGATAATACCACACCGAGTAGAACAAGTCCTAAAGGAAGCAAAAGAGGTTGCTTGTGTAAAAATAACACTTATTCAACTAAGTGCTGTGATGGAAGTTTACACGCACAAGGAATAGGTCAAACATCTACAACTATTGAAAATGCAAATTAATTAATTAAACACTATATATAAATATGAAATCAAATGAAATGTTAAACCAAGTAAAAATACTTTTAGGAATAGAGGTTAAACTTGAACAAATGAAGCTAGAGAACGGAACTGTTTTAGAAGCAGATAAATTTGAAGCAGGAAATGAAATCTTTATTGTAACAGAAGATGAAAGAGTTGCATTACCAGTTGGAGAGTACGTTTTAGAAAACGGAGAGGTTGTAATAATTGAAGAAGAAGGATTAATAAAAGAGGTTAAATCATCTGAAAGCGAAGAAGCACCAGAAGTTGAGGTAGAAGTAGAAGCTAAAGAAGAAGAAGTATCTTATGCTACTAAAGAAGAACTAGCAGAGGTTAAGTCAATGATTGAAGAAATCAAAGCTATGTTAGAACCTAAAAAGGAAGAAGAATTATCAGAGGTTGTAAATGAATTACCAAGCGAAGTCTTACAAGAATTATCTAAACCAGCAGTTGAACCAATTAATACAAATGCTCAATTAGGTAGGATGGAAGTGAAATTCAATATATCCTCTAAAAGAACTCAATCAACTTTGGATAGAGTGATGGGAAAATTAAATAAATTATAAAACTAATTAAAAATTAAAAAAAAATGAGTGTATCTTTAACATCAAGTTATGCAGGAGAATTTAGTGGTGAATATATCGCAGCTGCATTATTATCAGCATCAACTTTAGATAGTGGTGCAATTTCTATTTTACCAAACGTAAAATTTAAAACAGTTATACAAAAAGGATCAACAGATGATATCGTGAAAGATGCTTCTTGCGACTTCGTAACTAATGCAGGGACTTTAACTTTAACAGAAGCTATTTTAATTCCAGAGGAATTTCAAGTAAATTTACAATTATGTAAGAAAGATTTACACGCATCTTGGGAAGCTGCTAATATGGGTTATTCTGCATTTGATAATTTAGCGCCTAGTTTTGCTGGATTTGTAATTGCTCACGTTGCGGCAAAAGTAGCTGACAGAACAGAAAAAAGTATTTGGAGTGGTTCAACTGCTACAAGTGGACAATTTGATGGTTTTTCTGCAAAATTAACTGCTGATGCATCTGTAAATGATGTAGTTGGAACAACTGTAACTTCTGCAAACGTAATTACTGAAATGGCGAAAGTTATTGATTCAGCTATTGATAATGCTGATGCAATTTTAGGACAAGAAGATTTAACTCTTTATGTTTCTACAAATGTTGCACAAGCGTATATTCGTGCTTTAGGTGGTTTTGGTGCTAACGTTGGTGCAAATGGTACTGATGGAAAAGGGACACAATGGTATAATGGAGGTTCTTTATCTTTTGAAGGAGTAAATATTTTTGTTGCAAAAGGATTAACTTCTAATAAAATGATTTTAGCGCAAAAATCTAA